TGTTTAAGCTCCTCATCGGTATATTTTTCATTATCTATCTTCTTACGTGGTTTCATATTAAAAATTATTAAATATTAATCTATCATATTCAAGACAATTTCACCCTTTGCAAAACGTTCATCGGGGTCTATCCCTATAATCTCACAGAATGCTGATTTGGCTTCGTATGTAGAAAAGGATAGTGTGATAAAAGCGTCTTCATTTCGTTGTTTCTCTAAAGCGTTATCTTTTATTTGCTGTTTCATTTGTTTGACTTGCTCCTTTTTCTCTTCGTATGTAGGCTCTTTCTTTTCTTCTTGTGGTTCGGTTATTAGGTCTTCATACGTTTCTACTTGCGGAGTATAGTCGTTTATATCAACAATGAAATTAGAAAGCTCATTAATATCATAGTCGCTTAATCCTAAGTTGGTGTAATCTATATCGTTGATATATTCAGCTACAAGGGAATAATCAGCACGAGTATTGCCGAGTGCTTCGTAAGTAAGTTGTTCCTTTTCTGTTTTTTCGTCAAACTCTACAGCTTCTACTTTTACTTGATAATCAGTTTCATTAGTACCATCGTATTTGTAGTATATATCCATTGCCTTAATACGACGATGCCCGTCTATGAGGTTGCTGGTTACCTTATTCCATTTTATACCTCCGTTGAACCCTACCTTTTTGAGGTTGGCAAGTTGGTTTTTGATTTCCTTGTCTGTATGTTTTTTAGGGTTGTATGGGTTTAGGTTGATTTGGGAACGATTTATGGTGATAGTCTCAGATTGTTTTAGTTGTTTCATAGTCGTACTCATATAATTTGCGTTCTACTAAGGGAAATTCAGCTATTACCTTTTTTAGATCATTAGGGAAATGGTTACGAAGGAATAGCAAATAGTTAAGGTCGTTTATATCTGTACCTGATGATTGGCTATTGCCATACTTTTCGGGAGTGATGAGTTTTTCCGCTTTGATGTATTCTATTATATCGCTATTCTTGTAAGATGAAAGAGGATATACTTTTTTATTCTTTTCGTTGATTGCTTCATCTTGGTAAGTACGTAGCATTACACGACGATTCATACTATCAGATTGTTTAAATCCAAACACTACCCACTCTATATTTATTTTTTCTCTTATATTATCTGTAAGGTCAGCAAGGTTGTAAAGGCGTTGTTTTTCGTTTTGTCTGTGTCCCAAGTATCCTGTTTTTATATAAGAGAATACCGAAAAGTGTGGTATTTGTATAATTCTTGCTTTTGGGTACTTCTTGTTGATGTAGTGCATATAATAAGTGATGTGTTCAAGATCTTTCACAACATACATAAATACACAGGTTATTTGTTCAAAGTGAGGATATAGCAAGTGTAACAAGGCAATACTATCCTTGCCACTCATAGAGTGAAATAGTATCACCTTGTTAGTTTTTTGAGCGATTTGCTCAATGATTTGTTGGGCACGAGTTAACATTACAAGTTAAGAATTGATTGACCTTTCTTGATTTGCTTTTTCTTTTTACGAGCTTTACCTAAAGCGCGTTCTTCTCGTTTTCGAGCCGCATCTGATGATTGATGTCTACCTTTAAGGTAATCAGCTTTAGTCTTATAGACTTGTTTTTTTCCATCAGTCCATTTAACTGCGTAGGGTTCTGACATAATTTATATATTTAAAGGGTTAAAAAAAAGACTTGTAAGAAAATATCTTACAAGTCTATTTGTTATTATTATTTTGTTGTTTATTTTTAAATAAGTCCTTCGTGAGAGATTACATCTGCAAGACCTAAACCATAAAAAACAGGTATTTCGTCTTCTGATAGGTCTTTATATTGTTGCCACTCGTTGTCAAAGTCGTGAAAATTGTAATCTTCATTCAGAACCTCAATATCTTCTTGTGTCATCTTATAAACAGCTATATCTAGCACTTCGACTATTAAATGCCAAGAGTTGTTGTAATTTGTGAAATAGATATACTCTGTTTCATTTAGACAATCTTCAAGTTCCATTGACCCATCTGGGTCTTTTAAATATTCTTGAAATTTTTTGTACAACTCTTTGTTTATAAACATGTCGTTGTACTTTTTTGAAAATGCACGTATTTCTATTTTCTTTTTACCATTGAGTATATCAAGTGCATTTTCTTTTTTCATTATGAGGTGGTATGCCTCTACTGGTTTGCCATTTACTTCTATTGTCATTTTTTTAATGTTTTTAATTAAGATTGTAAGTGTTTCACTATTTCAAAGACCCTTATATACCCTCTGGTATATAGGGCAAAGGTACGATATAGATAGTGAAAGACTATTATATCAGTTTGTATAAAATTTGTTTTTTTTTTGTATTTTTTTTGTACTGATACCTTGCAAAGGTACGAAAAATAATTTTAACTACTTCAAATGAGATGTGTTTTTATGCGATGTCTAAAATATTAAACTTATAGAATGAACGCCATTCGTTTTTGATTGTGTCAAAGTAGGTAAAAAGGTTCTCATTAGGTTTGCGGTTGGTCGTGGTAGGTGGTGTG